ATTTCTTTTTTACTTTATGTTTATTGTCATGCAAATAATGCATAATACTTATTACTTCATCAACTAGATAAGGAACAGCAATTGGAATTACTTCTTTTACTATTGGTTCATTATTATAATTAAGTTTAGCTATTGGATATCCCCATTTATCAACATCTTCTTGTTCAAATGAAATATGATGAATAAATATTCTTCCAGGTTTTAATTTAGGATTATGCTTAAGTATAATATACATATAAATACTTAATTGTAATGCATAGTGATTAAAATTACAATCATCTAAATTATCTAGAGGTGGTGATAGTTTATCTGACTTACCTTCCCAATCTGTATATGATTCTGTTTTAATTTCTTTATTAGTTTTATAATCTATGATATTTACTTTACCATTTACTATCTCTACTAAATCTGATTGTCCACAAATACCAACTGATTTAAGATATACCATATGTTCAGGATATACTCCTAGTTCTAACTTTTGTATAGGTGCATATTTTATGCCATCTTTTTCTGGTAGTGGTGAAAATATTGGAATTGTAAAACCTTCTCTTTCTATAGATGCTAATGCACATAAGTCAGATTCTCTTTGGTTATGATAGTAAGTTCCTAGTGTAGTTGCTCTTGTAGATTCAGCATTCCATATATTTTGAATTTCATCTGGTGATATACCATACCATTTAGATTTTTTATTTTTAGAAACTTTTTCAGCAACTTTTTTAGCATCAAAGGGTTTCTTAAAATGAGAAACAAGAGTTGTCACACTTATCCAGTCTATACCTTCAGTGTTTATACTATCATAACTATGATCTATGGCATTAAATGTAATACTCATAATGCATCAAGTTTATCTTCTTCTTCTTCAGTAATTAGAGCTTCCCATTTTGGTCCTTCTGGATGAGGGCAAGATGAAGATAAAGATCTAGTTTTAAATGTTAAAGAACATCCACATTCATTGCAGCATGGAGCAGTACCTTTTACAGCACATTTTTTTCCTTTAAGTTCACAATTATTACATATATCATATCTTATTCTTGCTACTTCTTCTACAAATTCATCTCTAATAATAGAGTTTTTTACTCCTTCTAGAATTTGTTTTTTATTCTTCCACAGAGTTGTTAAAAGGTTTTTCATTTTTATTTTTTATAAAATTTATTTTTTTAAGTTCTTGTTGTTGAATTATTTTATCTAGTTCTATTAATAAGTCTAATTTAGTTTCAATACTTTTTTTATTATAATAAGCTGCAAATGTTGATGTATCATGATTTTCAAGTGAATTAGTATATCTTGGTATTGCATTTCTAACAAGTTTAGTTCTTATAATAAAATGTCCTAATCCTTCAATATTAATTCTTGGAAAAACTAAATCACTAAGATTTTGTCTTACTTCTTTATAATAAAAAGAAATTAAATCTTCAACAAGTGTTTCACTAATGTTTAATTCTTCTGCAACAGGTTTGTATAATATGTTATACTTCTTCGGAATCATTATCTAAAAATTTATAATCTAATAATATTTTACCTTGAGTTTGTATTTTTAAACTTGGGTTTAACATTATAAGTTTTTTATTACTATCATCTTTTATTATAAGATTATTTTTTTCTGATTTATTTAAAGAATTTCTTACTGTTTGAGAAGACTTAAATATTTTTTCATCTTCTGCAGAAGCATCATAACAAAAATGAGTAAGTTCTATTGGTTGGTTAAAACTTAATAGAGTAAGACAATTGAGATCAGAATCACTCATTGTTATATGATTAACATAACAATGAGTTAAAATCTGAAACTTAACAATGTCCCACTTGGGCATTTTTACACGTTTCTGTACCTGGTTAACTAAAGCCATGATTACTTTTTCTTTAATGTTCTTTTAGTAGGTTCAGTAGTTTCTTCTTCTGGTCCTTCTTGCATTTCTGATGCTAACATAGCATACTGCATTTGAATATTAGTTCTTTTAAATCTTATTTCATCTATACTAGTTAGTAAACTTTCATATTTTAATTGAGCTTCTAAATAAGGTAAAGATTCAGTATAAAAAGAAAGCATTTGTTCCTTACGTTCTGTTAACTGTTCAGGAGTTAACTCTTGTTCTTGTTCTTGTTGATTTACATTTTCCATTGTTTATATTTTTAAAGTTTAAACAAATATACTATAAAAGTTTAAATAAAAAATATTTAAATAAAAAAAATCCAGATAAATTAAATTACCTGGATTATTATAGCTTAAATAAGAGTTTTATTTTTTAGTTTTAATAATCCCTCCTTTTTCTTGTTTTTTCTTAAGCATATTACTTACAGTTTTATTTGTAAGTTCTGCAATACCTAAACCAACTGCACCTGCCCCTGCTACTATTTTAGCTCCAAGACCTAATTTTTCTTCATTACTTCTAACTCTAAATGTTTTAGTTTTTCCACATTTAGGTCTTCTTCTACGTTTTGGCCAACCATCTACCATAACAGTCTCTATACAAGGGTCATCTGATGATCCTCCTGTTTCATAACTTTTCATAGATCTAATAATCTGATTTTTACTATCTTTCATAATTATCTATTTTTAATTGTCCAATTTAATATTGTTAGCATGTAAAATTCTCTAGAGATATCTATTTCTAAAGTAAATACATCTACTGAAGATAATCTAAATCTTATAGATATCTTATCCCATTGTTTTGTTGCTGATTTCCAGCTGTTTCTAAATTTCATAATTGTTTATTTAAATGGTAAATACTTAGTTGCTCCTCCAGCTTTTACTGCTTTAAGGATTTGTTTTCTTTGTTTACCTGTAGACTCATAAGATACATGAACCCAATCAGGATTTGCATCTGTTCCAAATTCCCAGATCATTTGATCAAAGTTTAAATTTTCTTTAATAAAATCAAAGATTTGTTTATTAGTAATACTTGTACCGTCCATGTCAATATCAATTGCTTCACCCTGGCAATGTTGTGATGACAAACTTCCCCCTACTGCAGTATTTAAGGCTTTGCTTCTGTAGCCAGATGAAATATGAATAGGAACTCCAAAGTGTTCTCTAATTGGTTGGAATACATTTTCAGCTAACTTCTTAAAGTTCTCAATGTGTTCAGGAGTTGGCATATTGCTAATTCCTTTTCTTTTAGCAGTCTCACTTCTTGTTACTTCTGCTAATGCTAAATTCTTACTTAATTGCATGTTTTTTATTTTTTTTGTTAAAATTTTTTATTATTTATCTGATTCTATTTCATCTTGATTGTTTGATTGGTTACTTGCAAATTGATATCCAAACACAACAAGGACAATGTTTTTAATTAGGTCAAATAAGTCATGTCTCATAGAATCATCCATTAGTTTAACATCCCAGCTTATTAACATATCAACTATAAAAACTCCTAAGAGTGCTGCTAATACCAATGCAACATATCTAGTTAGCCATTCTTTCTTTTTTAAGTGTTTAGGAATTTGATTATTAACATACCAAACTATACCCAAAATAAAACCTAATGATAAAATTACTCCTAGTACCATTAAAAATCCACCTGATGAATACATATTTTTATTTTATCTTATTTATATCATCTTTAATATCCTTAGCTCTTGCAAATAATAGTTTCATTGATTGCCATAGGTCTATCCCTTTTACTACTTTGTAGTTCTCATTGATAGACATCACCTCTATACTAGCTAGGACCAATGCTACAATTTTGGTGAGCATAAATGGTACACTGAAAAAAGTGAGGATAATATCATTTAGTATGAATCTATCTATTAAAAAGAACATTATCACAGTAACCTCATAGAGTGCTAACTTGCTAATTATAGATGAGAGCTTTCTGCTAGTTATTTTTTCTTTTAATTTGTTAGCTTTCCAAATGCCTGTGATAGTATCAATGGCTATTAATACTCCAATCATTAGGAGTATTCCTGAAATTGGTAAAAAGAATGCAAAGCAAATAGATATTAAAGTCAAAAGTTCTTGTTGTATTGATATTAGTAATAATGATAATTGTGTTTTCATAATAAATAAAGTTTAATCAGCTTGTAACCAAAGTATACAAGTAGTATAAGAAATAATATTACTCCTAGTACAGCAAAGAAATTTACCCACCATGGAATGTATTTAATTTTTTCTGGTTTTAAAGTTTTAGTTACTACTTTAGTGTGGTATACATCATTGCCTTTAATAGTTCTATATATTGTTTGAACTCTAGCTTTAGATGTATATATGTT